CTCAGCGAAAAATCGCTGAGAACATTCTGACGAATAACGTGTCGGCAGCAGATGGCGACGCGATGTTCGCGTACATCGCGTGCATTGATGAGCCCGATAAAGAAGGCAAAGGCGGCGACGACTGGAAAGACGAGAAGTGCTGGGCCAAAGCTAACCCGAACCTGGGCGTGAGCGTGAAGCTAGACAACATGCGCGAAGCCTGTGCGAAGGCAATGATTGACCCGACCGCGTTGAACAGTTTTCTCTGCAAGCGCCTGAACGTTTGGACGAGCCAGGAGATTCGCTGGATGCCGCCCGACAAGTGGGCGCTCTGCAATCATGCAGGCCCGATACCCAGCCCGAAGACTTTGCGTGATGCTGCGCTCGAGCGGCTCAAAGGTCGCATCTGCGTCGCAGGTCTTGACTTGTCGGCGAAGATTGACATATCGTCTTTCGCGCTCGTGTTCCCGCCGTGCAAGGAAGTTGTCGAGCGCGTTGCTCGTCCGCAGACGAGAACAGAGATGCACTTCCGCGCGCCGCTTGTCTATGACGAGAAGATCATCACGCCCGCCGACCCGCTGTGGTCTGTGCTCGTGTGGCACTGGGTTCCAAAAGAACGCATCGCAGAGCGTGTGAAAAAAGACCGCGTGCGCTATGACGTATGGGAACGTGAAGGATACTTGGATACGTGCCCTGGCGATGTCATAGACCACGAGTTCATCTACAAAAAAATCAAGACGCTGCATGATACGTTCTCGTTCGATACAGTCGCGTTCGACTCGTGGAACGCGCAATGGATTGCTAAGAAGTTGAACGATGACGGCTTCAAGGCTGAGCCTGTTCGTATGGTCTACTCGGCGATGAACGAGCCAATGAAGGAACTGATGGGCATGGTACTTCAGAAGAAACTGGAACACTATGGCGACCCTATTCTTTCGTGGATGGCAGGCAACGTGGCCGCGACGACAGATTCGAACGGAAACATTAGGCCCGATAAGGAGAAGTCGAAGGAGAAAATTGACGGCATCGTCGCGATGATTATGGCGCTCAGCGTTATCTGCGCGCAGCCGACGCTGGCCCAGGGCGGCTCTGTGTACTCCGACAGGGGCATCATCTTCCTCTAAAGCCCTGTCACACTTTTTGGTTACAGAGGAAGGTTACGTTGTGTTTATCTATTTGATAACGAACACAGTCAACGGCAAGTATTACGTGGGGCAGACTGTCAACGCCATTGCGGGGCGTTGGCGCGGCCATAAATCAGCAGCGCGCAGAAGCGATATTCGGGACGGCGACTGTAAAATTTTGAATCGTGCCATCAATAAATATGGAAGGAAAGCGTTCATAGTAGAACAACTTACCGAAGCATTGAGCGCGGAGCAGCTCAACGAACTTGAGCAATTATGGATTTGGGCACTTGATGCTACCAACAAAAAGGTTGGCTACAACCAGACTTTTGGTGGGGCGGGCTGCCGAGCAACAGCACCCGTCAGAGCACGTATTGCTGAAAAAGCAAAGGAACAATTTGCCGACCCTGTAATGAAAGCCCGCCATGATGCGGCGTGCACCAGCGCGAAAAGATTCGTTGGTTGGACAGAAGAAGAGCGACGTGCGGCAATGGCGCGAGATACTTCAGGGAGTAAGAACCCGATGTTTGGAAAGCCGGGAACGTGTGGGCACAAAGGGCACAAGCGCACACCGCAACAGATTGAGAAAATAAAAGAAGGAATTCGCAAGGCAAAGTTGGAAGGCAGAAGTTGCTGGACAACGAGCAGGCGTAATGCTTTACAACCGATACAGTAAGTTGCCCCTACAGGCAAGAAAGGAGTCTTTATGGGTTGGATAAATCGTATGTTAACTGCTGCAATGAAAAATATTGAGCAGCGTACATCGCTTGAGAACCCGCAAACGCCGTTGTCCTCATAACCTGGGAGGGTCAACGTAATGTGGCCACTAGAAAAATGGTCCCAGCAGAGTGGCTGCCCCAATAGGGGTCCAAGGACTCGACATCTTTAAGACCAATGGAGATGTCGTAAATAAACCTTCTCTGATTGACTCGAACGCTGAAACGCCAACGAGGGGCAAGCCGAAAGGCAGCCTGAGAGACTAAGCGAGAGGGACGCCGAAAGGCGTATGCAATAGTCCGCTCTCATGCGAAAAGAAAGTATGAGAGGTAAGCAGAAATGACTTACCCCGCCGCAAGGCGAGTAACAAGATGGCAACGGAGGCCGTACCGACAGCGGGATTCGTGTGTCGGAGATGACCGCTCTCCAAGTGGGAACGGTATTCGCGGCTGTGAACATCATATCAGACGGCGTGTCGTCCCTGCCTCTGCACGTGTACCAGCGCGCGAAGATTGCTGGTCGCAACAGCAAAAACATCGCTGTTGATTCTCCGCTCTACAAACTCATCAACCAGGAACCCAACCCTGAAATGACGAGCGCCGTTTTCCTGAAGACGCTGATGGTGCACGACCTGCTTTGGGGAAATGCTTACGCGGAAATTCAGAAAAACAACAGCGGGCAAATCATTGGCATCTGGCCGCGCAATCCAGCGCGCACGCGCCCGATACGAATTTTGAAACCGCTGCTCCTCGGCGGCGACGTTCTGGAACCCGGCACGCTGCTTTACGAGACCAGCGATCAACTGATGGACTCTTCGAGCTACGTCGTTGACCAGAACCCAGACCAGATGAACGTCGGCCTGCGGCGTCTCGTGCTCGCAGAGAACATGATACACATCCCAGGGCTTTCGCTCGATGGTCGTCTTGGACAATCGACTGTGTGGCTCGCTCGGCAGGCGTTCGGCCTGGCGCTGGCGACTGAGAAGTATGGGGCGAAGTTCTTCGGTAACGGCGCGCGTCCTGCTGGAATCTTGACACTGCCGAACAAGTTGGAAGAGAAAGCAATCGACACGTTGCGGCGCTCATGGGCTGAAGCGCACGGCGGCGAGAACCAGTTCAAGGTAGCAGTGCTTGAACAGGGCGTGAAGTACGAGAAGATTGCAGCGACGCCCGAAGAAGGGCAGATGCTTGAGACGCGCAAATACGAGCGCGAAGAAATCTGCGCGATCTTCGGCGTACCCGCACACATGGTGTGCGCCCAGGAGAAGGGCGGCAAGTCGAACGTTGAGCAATCGAGCATCGAGTTCGTGTTGTACTGCTTGCATCCCTGGCTGAATCGTTTCGAGCAAGAGTTCGGTCGGAAACTTTTCTCCGATATGGGGCGCTCTGCTGGAAAGTATTTCGCGAAGTTCGATGTGCGGAAGTTGATGTATCCCGACGCCGCTGCGCGCTCTACGTTCTACGCGCAGGGTAAGCAATGGGGTTTCTTGAACACGAACATGATTCTTGAACTCGAAGACATGAACCCTGTCGAAGACCCGAAGGTCGGCGAAACTTTCTGGCAACCGATCAACATGCAGGACGCTGGCGACCCACAGAAGTTGGGCGCGTCTGACCAGAATCAGCTTGACATACAGAAGGCGACGGCGGTTGCTGAGCACGCAGCGCAGATGCAGCAAGACACCGCGAAGGTCACGACAAATCTTCAGATGAAGACTGCGGAGCAAGCGCATGGTCATGCGATGGAAGCTGCGAAGGAAAGTAACAAGCACACGCAGACGATGACGAAGTTGGGCGCACCGCCTTCGCAGAATACTCCTGGTGCGAGTAGTAGTGCGGACGCGGGTAATGAACCGGCAGCGGGCGCAGATAACAAGGCACCTGCTGATAAGAAGGTAGTCAAACGCTTCGCGAAAATCGAAGATGTGCAGCGCGCAATGGCTGAAGCATACGACGAAGATTTCATCTTCGTAACTGCGACTAATGCAGCAGAAGGCCGCAGTTATCGCTACGCAAACGTTGATGGTCGCGAGTTATACATCATTTATGAAACTCGCGGCGATGATGAACACGCTGCGGACGGGAAGTTTGCATCGAAGGGCTCTGGAGCTGCTACGGGTATGGCGGCAAAGCACGCTGTGATCACGTCACCCGCTGTCCATGCTCAAATGGTGGCGGCTTACAAGCAGGCACAGCCGACGTTTAGGCCGAAGATTACGGCCACTGCGGGCACATCGATACCCCATAACGAATACTCGTTCACCGTCGATAAGGACGGAAAACCGAGTGGTATAGTCACTTCCGGAACGAATGACAAGAACACTGTCGTAGTGCCAGATGGCACACAGGCCGTCGTACACACGCATCCGTCTGCTGACCACCCGTATCCCAGTGATGCGGACATCGCATATGCAAAGAGCACCGGCGTACCAGATTACGTCATAAGCAGTAATGAACTATGGGTCGCAAATCCGGACGGAACTTCTGAAAAAGTCGCCGATATTGAAATGAAGCACGGAGACTTACAGATCAAGTGGAATAAATAATGCCTTACGAAGAGCCAATACCGAACGTCCACAATCCGGTTGATGGTCACGAGTTATACATCATACACGGGCGGGAGTAAGTCATGTGTCAGACGTGTGAGCGTTATCGTAACACGGAACTGCGCGACTTCGTGCAGAGCGTGCACGAAAAAGAAGTGCCGACGAAAGAAAAGCCTGCGCCTGCTGATAGCGCTGTCGCGAGCGGCACTGACCGCAGTAAAGAGCATGAGTACGGTCAAGATAAAGAATACAAGCACTCGCTTTGGAAAGAAATTCAAAAGTTTTTCAGAGTGCCTG